GTATACCATGCTCGTGAGCCGGCATTTCCGCTGTGGTGATGGCATGGGTCTCGGCACCGACGGAGGTGCCAATTCTGTGAGAATCGTTGACACCGGCCAGAACCTTGCCGGGTGCAAATTCCGCCCAGGTGCCGAAGCCGTAGTAGGCCGCGACCTTCTCCGGTGTGGACAGATCAGCTTTGCCGCTGTCTACCGGGCTCCACTCCACGATTGAGCCGACAGGCAGCATGCGCTCAAGCACAGCTGTTATCTCGTTAGGCGTCTGCATTGCTTCTCACCTCCACTACTCGGATCTGGCAGGATTCTGTCGGGTCTGCCGCCGCCCACAGCGCTACGCTGCCAGCCTGCGTGTCGATCAGCGCGATCTGGCAGTAGGCACCGTAGTCGCCGCCCTCGTAGGCCATGCTCACCGACGTGGGCGAGGCTGTCGCGTCCGCTGCCGTGACCGTGCACTGGCGCGTGTACGTCGTACCGCCCCAGGTCAGGCTGCCGGTAGTCCAGCCGGTGGTCGGCACCGTGATGGTATAGGGCACCACGACCGTCTGTGCGCTGGCGGCTGCTTCGGTGGCCTTCCGCGCGCTTTCAGCGGCTGCATCCGCAGACCCGGCCGCGGCGGTGGCCTGCTCTCTGGCCTGATTGGCAGCCTGCTGAGCAGTCTGCGCGTTCTGCGGGGCCTGCTTGATCACATCGATGTTGTCCTTGATGGCCTGGATCATGGTCTGGTTCTGCTCCACGATTTTGCCGTACTGCTCGGCGGTCTGTGCAGCGGCCTCGGTGCGCTGCACGGCGCCCTGCACCTTCCCAATATTGCGCAGCGCCTCATCCAGTTCTGGCCCGGTCAGGTCACTTCTATACTTAGGGATTTCTTCAGGCATCGGTTCCCTCCCTTTCGGCGGCGGCCGCAAGCTCGCGCTCCTTGTCCTCCACCGCGTGCACGATGTTGAGCAGCACCAGCCGCACCACGACAGGATGCAGACCACTGGTGTTGACCGCATCCAAGACTTTTCCCTCCAAATTTTTTACTGCTGCTCCTGCGTCCATAATTCATCCTCCTTTAGATTTCCCGGCCGTTGACAGCCAGGGAAGCGCATTCAATTCGGCCCGGAATCTCGAATTTATCGGCATTGCAATGGATGAGCCCGTCCTGGCGAATCGCAATGCCGACAAATGTATTGGTTTTTCCTCCATTGGTAAACTCAAAATTCGGCGTGCCGCTTGAGAACCATCCGAGGAAAGTGTCGCGGCTGTTATCTCCGATGTAGGTCTTTCCGTACTGGCTGTACAGTACGCCTGTAAGATAGTTTTGGTAGTACCATCGGATACCAGTGTCGTTGATCTCTACACGGGTGCTGCCGTCCCGCCCGGTTCGCAGCGTTCCGGCATCCAGGTCATACTGTGTATTCCCTCCAGGATTGCCGATTTTCCCGGTTGTGATATTGCCACCGTTGATGGTGGTTTTTCCCGTCGAGGACAAGTCCGCAAATGTGACAAATCCAGTAAAAGTAATATTTGCGCTGGACAGCGTCACGTCGCCCGCCTTGAGCGTCAGCGTGCTGGTGGTACCCGACGTGCTCGCGCTCAGCGAGATGCCTTGCAGGCTCTGGTCGATAAGAGTCTGCGCCTCATCTCCGTCGAGCTTGCCGCTCACCTCAGTTCGCAGCCCGTCCACGGTGAGTTCCAGCGACGCAATGCCTCCGGCAAGATCGGCGGCCGTGATTTTGAGCCCGTCCACGCTGGTCTGGATCTCCAGTACCTTGCCCTGGAGATTTTGCCATTTCTGGTTATTGACAGCCGAGGTCCCGTCCCGCCGGGCGTTGCCGGTGCTCTCCAGCGTGACTTTCTGCCCGCTGATGGTCCGCTGCATGATGTAGGCCTGCATCGTGCGGCCGTAGGCGTCGGTGACGGTGATGATCTCGCCCGGCGCGGGCGCGCCGGCATCCAGCGGGATGGACACCTGCAGCGGAGTGTAGGTCACGCCCTGCATCTGCTCAAAGATGGCCCGGGCCACCGGGCGCAGGGCGTCGGCGGTCTGGGTCGCCAGCAGCAGATTGCCCTGCAGCACCAGCGCGTTGGTGCCAGCCTCGTCGGGCGGATAGATGACGCCCACATCGTCGTCGCTCTGGCGGATCTGCACCTTGTCGATGGGGGCGGTGGTGTAATCCTCATAGGACAGCGTTCCGGTAAAATAGCCCGCCTGCGGCTGGGCAAAGGTCCAGACCTCGCCGTCCACCGTCGCCAGCAGCTGGCCGGACAGGTCCAGCGCCGTCCACGCGCTGCCCGCCCCCGGCCCGATGCCGGACCGGGCGTGGTCGGTGTACCACGCAAATTCCAGCTGGCCCGCCGGGGTCATGCGGGCAAAGCGGCACATGGCCTGCGCGGCCCACTGGATGATCTGACGCCCGGTCAGGTCGTCCGTATAAAACGCCGGTACGCTGTAGCCGGTGTTGACCTGTGCTTCCAGGGTGCCAGGTGCCAGCTCCACGCCGCACTGGGCGCAGGCGGCCTGCACCAGCGCCTTTACCGTCATCGGGAAGGCCTCCTGCTGCTCCCGCAGCCAGGGCGAAAGGTCCTTGTCCAGCAGCGTCATGCGGTCGTAGGCCGTCACCCGGATGACGTTGGCGCTGGCCTTCACCGGCTTCTCGGCCAGGAACACGCCCACAGGCGTCCGCGCGCCGCTCTCCGCGTCGATGCGCACCAGCGTGATCTCGGTGCCCTGGGCGATGGTCAGGCCGTTGCGCGGGGCCCACAGTTCGATCTCTGCGCAGGCCGCGCAGGCGGCCCCCGGGCAGAGGTCGGTATTGTCGTTGACCTGCTCGGTGAGCTGCACGCTGCGGATAACGCTGCTGTCCAGCGCGGTGCCGTCCGGCAGCGTGATCTTGTGCAGGAACATCGGCTCACCCCCTTAACACTGAATGATGTTGAATTTGTAGTTACGCCACTCGCCGGTAATCTTGCTCTTCCAGGCGGCGCTGAACTGGGAGCGGTAGGCGGTGCAGGTCTCGGTGGCGCCGCTGTCCCCGAACTTCGGGTGCGTGAAGGTGAACTCTGCCTTACCTGCGAACAGGCTTTCCATGTAGGCCAGTTCGGCGTCGGTCAGGTGGGCATATTCAAAGCCCCAAGTGCCGACGCCCTGACGCACCATGATGCGGTGCATCACGCCGTCCTCGGTGCGCCCGCTGTCGCTGGCGTCCAGGTCGGAAAAGGAAAAACTGGCGTCGGTGTCCGGGGCCAGCATGGGCTGGCCGTCGATCTGGTAGCAGTCGGTTTTTGCTCTGGCCATCATGCCCTCCCTGTGATGATCGCTTGCCTGCTGTTGTACCGGGCCACCGCCTGGCCGATCTCGGCGTCCCCGATGTGGATACCGTACACGGCCTCCAGGATCTGCCGCAGCACGGCGATGACCTGTTCCAGCGCGGCCAGGTTGCCGTCCTGGTAGTCCTGCATGACGGCGGCCACTGCCTGCTGGATGGTAGCCAGCGGGGCTTCCACGTTGGTGCCGTGGCTCTGGTCGCCCAGCACGGCCATGAATTCCCGGTTGGGCGGGATGACCGCGCCCTGGGCCAGATACGGGATCTGCGGGGCGGTGATGTGGGCAACGTTGAAGCCCAGGTGGTTGCCGCCCACCACCGGCACCCAGTCGGGCACCGTGAAGGACAAGGTGTTCAGCATACTGCCGACACGGTTCAGTGCGTTCACAATGGCCTGGATCATCCCGTTGATGAACCCGATGATGCCGTTGATCGCGCTTCTGATGGTACTGGTGATACGGTCCCATACGCCCGTCACGGTGCTGGAAATCGCATCCCACGCCGCATCCCAGTCCCCGCGAAACACGGCAGACAGGAAATCGAGGAAGCCCTTAAACGTAAAAATGGCGATGTCGATCACGTCGGAAATGTACCCGATTGCGGTTTGGACTGCCCCGGCAACGGCATTGAACACATCGGTGAATACAGGGCCGAAGGTAGCGACCAGCCAGTTGATGACCGGCGCCAGGATGTTATTCCAGCGATCCAGTACGGCTGTGCCAAGCGCCCCCAGCATGGCAACAATATCATTCCAGAGTTGCTGCAGATGCTGTGTCCAGAGTTGCTGCAGTAGCTGGATCAGATTGGCTATGATCGGTTCGATGATCGTATAGTACAGGTTGCTGAAAATCGCTTCCAGGTTGTGGAACGCCATGGCTACGCCGTCCATAAGCGGCTGGCCATATTCGGCCCAGGCTGCTTGAATACCCGCCATAAGCCCCTGCCAGACGGTAAGAAGGAGATCAAGCGCGGGGCGCAGCAGGTTGTTGATGGCATCGGTGACGATCCCGCACCACCAGGAGAACCAGTCGGCGGCGATTTGGATATAGGTGGATAAGACATCGCCGAAGATCGGTGCGAATGCATGGGAAAAGGCGTTGATGATCCCCGGCGCCCAGGTGCCGACCAGATACCCCAGCAACGGTTGCAGTGCGTTGGTCCACAGGCCGCTGGCGGCCGCCTGGATCTGTGGCCACACAGCCAAAGCCGTAGCCTTGATCTGTTCCCATGCCGCGCTCCATGCCGCGATACTGGGGGAGAGCGCCGCTTTGAAGGTGTCCCAGAAGGACTTGACCATGTCCAGCAATCCGCTGAACCCTGCCCCTGTCTGGTCCACAAAATCATAGTTTGGACCGGCAGAACTGCCCCCGCCGGAAGTTCCCTTCTGCGGTGCATCCAGGCGGGTGATTTCATCGAATCCAGCCAGACTGCGGGTGGCTTTCTCGGTTTCCTTGGCGGCATTACCGGCTGCGCTGCCATAGCTGTTCATTGACTTGGCGCTCGTTTTCATAGCCGACAGGCTCTTGCCGGTCAGCATGGAAATAAAGCGGGCGAGGTAACTCATGGCGGTGGCCAGTAGGTTAATGACATAAGAATGTCTGGTATCATAATTTTGGGCATCGGTATCACTTCCTTTCGATCAAGGCCACGATCTTGCTCACGCTGCGCAGCAGGGCACAACCGCGGGCGGCGCATGCATTTTCGAATCCGCAGCCCAGGCAAGCGCCCGGGCGACCCTATGCTGCCAGACGCTGAAGCTGGCGGGCGGTGCCAGGCGGGGGAGGGTCATAGGCCACACAGCAGGCCTGTGCATTGTCATAGGTGAGATTCTTGGGCATGGGGTGTCCTCCTCTCTGTGGTGGGTTGTGGTGGGTTTTGGCCGTTTGGAAAATCCCTCTATAACTTTTACTTTTTTCTTTTTTCTCCTATGGGGATTTTTTCTGCAAAACCCACCACACTCACCACAAAAATAGAAATGAATATAAAAACGACGTTCAAACGATACTGTTTGTGTGGTGGGTTTGGCTCTGTACCCACCGAAAACCCACCGCAACCCACCACACAATGTCAGGAGCAAGGCCGCGTTTCCATGCGCAGCTGCTCGGATAGCGGTTCCCCAGTGCGGAATCGGCTGCCCCTCTGACAAAAGGCGGCCAGAACGCGGGTGCCGTCATCCGTCAGACGCATATCCATATATTCGTAGTTGAGCCGATTCTTGCGCCGCTGCAGCGTTTTGGACACTTCCCGCCCGAACTTGGTGCCGGTCAGCGGGAAACGCTCTCCGTTCTCCTCGCACCAGGCTTTGTAAGTCTGGTAGAGAATCCCGGCTTGGACGGTGTACCCGGGGGCGGGTTCGGTGCAATCTTCCAAAAACTGCTTGAGCCGGTCCTGCTCACCCCGGTATTCGGCGGTGGCGCTGTCCACGGCCTTGCAGTGGGGCAGGCCCCGGCGCTTGCCGCCGGAACTGGCCTGCATCCACTGGCGCAGGCCGTCCAGCGCCCAGTTGAGGATCCCCGGCAGTTCGGCGCGCAGCTTGTCGGGCAACTGCAGGTCCTGCCGCTCCTCGGGGATCTTCTGGGTAAAGGGCACCAGCCGGATGCGCCGCCAGATGCCCGTGTCGGTGCCCCGGATGCGCGGCTTGTGGTTGGTCGCCATGATGAGCTTGAACTCCGGCCGGAACTCGAACTCGCGGCCGTACAGGTAGCGGGCCGTGACCACGTCGCCGCCGGTCAGCTGCTTGACGATGGCCTCGTCCA